TTTGTTATAATTATGAATCTTGAGAATGACCACCTCTCAAGTGTATTATTAAAGTGTGGTTTTATTATGGAGTTTTACTATGTCTAAGATGACTACTAAAGAAAAAATGCTTGCCGCTTTGAGCAAGACTGATGGCTACAACACCTTCACAACTGCTCAGGCTCGGGCACGTTTTGGTATTGTCAACGTTGCCGCACGTATCAACGAATTGCGTGAAGATGGCCATGCAATTTACACCAACAGCAAAACTCTTGCTAATGGTCGTAAAATCTCCTTCTACCGCCTTGGTCAGCCAACCAAGCGCATGGTTGCAGAAGGTATCAAAGCCCTACGTGCAAAGGGTGTTAGCACTTTTGCCTAATCCCTAGGCGATTGCTAAGAAGGATGTGATATATACTTGTATCGCATCCTCTTTTTTTATGGATAAATTATGGAAATAAAAGTTAAAATTGAAGACTTGAAGAAGCATAAATTGTTTGTTGCGACACCAATGTATGGTGGCATGGCACACGGCATGTATGTTAAGGCTTGCCTTGACTTGCAAGCAGTCATGTCTAAATATGGCGTTGAAACACGATTTTCGTTTTTGTTCAATGAATCATTAATCACACGGGCTAGAAATTATTTGGTAGATGAATTTCTCCGCTCTGAATGTACCCATCTACTGTTTATTGATTCTGATGTTCACTATAATCCACAAGATGTAGTCGCACTTCTAGCACTTGATAAAGATGTTATTGGTGGTCCTTATCCCAAGAAGGCTATCAACTGGAACAATATCGCACTGGCCGCACGTAAACATCCAGACTTAGCACCACAAGAATTAGAAAATCTTGTTGGTGATTATGTGTTTAACGTTGTTAAAGGCACTCAACAATTCTCCGTGACTGAACCTCTAGAAGTTTTGGAGATTGGTACTGGCTACATGATGGTCAAGCGAGAAGTGTTTCCAATCTTGGAAGAAAAATATCCTCAATTGCGTTACAAACCTGACCACGTTGGGCAAGCACACTTTGATGGCTCAAGATATATCCATGCATATTTTGATACCGTGATTGATACACTTGATAGCGCAACAGGCGGTGGTTCTGAAAGATACCTAAGTGAAGATTATATGTTTTGTCAACTATGGCGCAAAGCTGGTGGTTCTATCTTCTTGTGCCCATGGATGAAGACACAACATATCGGTACATATCCTTTCACGGGTAACCTATCTAAGATTGCTGAATTGACAGGAAAACTATAATGGAAAACCCTTGGCAAAATCAACTAAAAACTATTGATGAAATCATAGCATCTGCTACTACTTCTACTACAGGTGGTCGCAAATTTGATGAAAACAAACTAGAATACGGTTTGATTCCGCCACTTGCTCAACAAGAAATGGTACGGGTTCTTACTTTCGGTGCTCAAAAATATGAAAGAGACAACTGGAAAAGAGTTCCCGATTCCAAACGCAGATACTTTGATGCACTGGAACGCCATCTATGGGCATGGAAAATGGGTGAGAAACTAGACCCAGAATCAGGTATACATCATCTAGCACATGCTATGTGTTGCCTATCTTTTTTGTATGAGCATGATGTTAAGTATTCGCTTGACAATGCTGAATGAATATTGTATAATTAAATTTTTTTGGAGAGTATATTATGAAATTGTCTAAAGACACCTTGACCGTATTGAAAAACTTCGCATCTATCAATGATGGTATCATGTTCCGTAAAGGTAGCGTATTGCGTACCTGTGATGCATCTAAACAAGTTTTGGCTGAAACTACAATCCCAGAAGCTATCAATGAAGATTTTGGTATCTATGATTTGAATAAGTTTCTTGCAGTTTTGAGTTTACATCAAGATAATTCACAGCTTGAAATTAATACTGTAACCAAGTCTGCTGTTATTAATGATACTTCAGGTCGTAGTAAAATTAACTATCGTATCTGTGATGCAACTATGATTAAAAATGCATCCGATAAATCTGTTAAGATGCCTGAGCCAGAAGTAAAATTTACTCTTAAACAAGAGGATCTAGAATTCATTTTGCGTTCCGCATCCGTTCTTGGTACACCACACATCGCAGTAATTTCGGATGGTAGCAAAATCTTTGTCTCTGCACTAGATGACAAAAACACATCCACCCACAGTAATCAACTTGATGTTGCTCCTGGCAATGAAAAGAAATACAAGATGCTTTTCAAGACTGAGAACATGAAAATGATTCCTGGTTCTTATGAAGTCTCCATCTCTTTCAAAGGTATCGCACACTTCAAGAATCTCACAAAGCCCTTGCAATATTGGGTTGCTACAGAACTCGGTTCAACCAACGAAGGTTGATTTTTCTTTTTGAATTTTTTATTATGGAGTTTTTATGCAACATTTATTGTGGACCGAAGCACATCGTCCCAAAACTATTGAGGAGTGTATTCTACCAGAACGTCTGAAAAAGCCGTTTCAAGAATATGTAAACTCAGAAAAGATTCCACACCTGTTACTATCTGGTGGTGCAGGTGTTGGAAAAACTACAGTTGCGAAAGCAATGTGTAATCAGATTGGGGCCGACTACATTATGATTAACGGTTCAGATGAATCGGGCATTGATGTTTTTCGTACCAAGATTAAAGACTTTGCATCGTCAATGTCATTCACTGGCGGTCGTAAAGTTATCATCATTGATGAAGCTGACTATCTGAATCCAAATTCAACCCAGCCAGCTTTGCGTAATGCAATGGAAGAATTTGCATCTAACTGTTCTTTCATCTTTACATGTAATTTCAAGAATCGTATCATTGACCCACTACATAGTCGGTGTGCAGTTGTTGACTTTACATTAAAGAATGATGAAAAGACAAAGATGGCTGGGCAGTTTTTCAAGCGCATCCAGTCAATTTTGCAAAGCGAAAATGTTGAGTATGAAGACAAGGTAATTGCTGAATTAGTCAAGAAACACTTTCCAGACTTTCGGCGTATCTTGAATGAGTTGCAACGCTACTCACAGTTTGGTAAGATTGACGTTGGTATCCTTGCACAGATTGGTGATGTATCAATTGCAGAAATCACCAAGCACTTGAAGAACAAAGACTTCGGCGCAATTCGTAAATGGGTTGCTACTGCTGACTTTGATGCCGCAACATTGTATCGCAAACTGTATGATAGTCTCTATGACGTATTGCAACCACAAAGCATACCTCAAGCGGTTATTATTCTAGCCGACTATCAATACAAGCAAGCATTCGTTGCTGATGCTGAGATTAACACCGTTGCCTGTTTGACTGAACTTATGGTAAGTGTGGAGTTTGTATGAGTGATTTTGAAGTACACCCAATTGGAACATCTACTGAGATTAAATACTCAAGAGAATTAGTTAAAGCAATTGAGCAGATTACGTACCAATATGGAGAAGGTATCGTGCCTAAGTCTGTTTTCAATGCATATTTGAAACTAAAACACCACCATGATGTTAAACTTGAATCGGAAAATCTATGATACTAGATTTATTTAAGCCTACATTTGATTGGATTAAAGATGACTTTAAATCTAATAGAGTTCGGTTTTTTGTTGAGTTGCTTGCTTGGGCTATCAGTATTGGTTGCTCAATCACTATGGCAGTCACAGTACCAAACCCACCACTTTTGGCTCTCTATCCTATTTGGATTACTGGCTGTGCCTTGTATGCTTGGTCTGCTTGGACTAGGAAATCTTTTGGTATGCTGGCTAACTATCTATTGTTGACTACGATTGATACGATTGGTCTATTAAGAATGTTAATGTAAATTTTTAAAAAGGAAAAAATATTATGATTTTAAGCGAATTTTCTAACACAGAAACTAACAAATTGTTTAACTCAATGACTAAGGAAACTATCAATATTAATGAATACTTTGATATTCAACCAGTTCCTTTTCAACGATTTACTGAAGGTCGTGCAAAGACACCAAAAGTTAAAAAGTCTTTAAGTAAGTTACGTCCCGAGCATTTGAATGTTGATATTGCAGAACTAACAGAATCATGTGAATATTATGGTAAAATATATTCAGCTGGATCAGTTTTCATTCTTAACGGAAACACTAGAAAACATTTCTGGAAAAATAAACTGTCTGACATTGTTCCTCCATTTGTTTTTGTAACTCGTTATAAATTTGATTCTATGGAAGAAATGAGAAAGTCATATGACACTTTTGATTCTATGGATGCAGTTGAACGAAATCAAGAAAAACTTTATGGCATTCTATGTCGTGTACATAATTTTACACCAACATGTTCTAAATTGGAAAAAGGTGAAATTGTATCCGCTTTGAATCTTGCTTCATACTATTACGATAGAAATTTGTTCAATCAACCTAATATCAAGTCGGATCATTTGGCTCCTCAAGTAAGCATTTATATTGAAGAAATTAAAGCATTTGATGCGATTTGTAAAAATCCTAAGGCTTGGGATCAAGCATTGGTTTGTTCAGCATTAATTGCTTTGAAAATTTATGGCACCAATAATAAAAAACTTTTATCTTGTTTGGATCAAATTGACCGTAGAGCAATGAACACCATGGAAAATGAAAGAGATGGAGCAACTCATATTGTAAATGAGTGGACTAAAAACGAAAAGTTTCCACAAAAAGGAACAAACTGGGAAAAAACTGGCGGTCTTAAAGAAACTCTTGCATTTAGTTTGTATTGGATAAAAAAATACATGGAAGATGAAAAACTTACACAGATTGGATTCAATTGGAAATCAACCGTGGAAACATTATTTACCGAGTATCATAAGAAAAATGCAGTTCCAATAAAACTAAGTAAACTTTTTGATATTAGTAAATTTGAAGTAGAAAATGAATCCGTTTGAGTATGTCAACCAAATCCTGCAGGGTAAAAAGCAGTTGATTGTAGATGATGTTACAGAGAAATCCTATGAACCATTTCTAGTGAATCGTGCGCTTTCCTATCACAAGGATTGTATCATGTACGCCAATGAAATGAATCGTAGGGCTATCCTAGACAAGAAACTGCAAAATGACTATTTACTAAATATAGTTAGGTCCAAGAAAAGACCTTTCAATAAGTGGGTTAAGGCTGAAAAAAGTGAAGATATAGCATGTGTAAAGACATACTTCGGTCTATCCGATTCTAAAGCCCGTGAAGCCTTGCGCTTACTTAGCGATGAACAAATCCAAGAATTAAAAGAAAAAACCGATATCGGTGGATTAAGGAAATGAAATGGTCGACTTATCAACCTTTGTTGAGGTGACGCTAAACGAACACGATGACTTTTTAAAAGTGAGGGAAACGTTAACCAGAATTGGCGTATCATCACGTAAAGAACGGGTTTTATACCAGTCTTGCCACATCCTTCACAAGAGAGGGCAATACTATATTGTCCATTTTAAAGAATTATTTGCCCTAGACGGTAAACCATCTAGCATCATAGATAACGATATTGAAAGGCGAAATGCAATTGCTAAACTCCTGGAAGATTGGGGTCTAGTTAAGATTGTTAATCCTGAAATTATGTTAGACAAGATTGCGGCTATTCATCAAATTAAGATTATATCTTATAAGGAAAAGGATGAGTGGGAACTAGTCAGCAAGTATAACATCGGAAAGAAATCTCAGGAATGATTGAGGCTCTTGCAAAGTTGTATAAATAATTGTTCCCACCTTAGGGCTGTTTGATGCTACGGTATAAGGCGTCCGTGTAATTACACCTCCGACACGATAGTTCGGACCAGTATAAGGTAAGCTGGAAGTTAT